TTATTTGATGATTACTTTCTTACCATTAATAATATAAACACCCTTAGATAAACCCTGGAGGGAAGAACCTACACACTGGCCCTGAAGGTTATAAACCTTACCTTGCAATGCCTGCTTAATGCCTTCTACCTGACTGATGCCGGTAGTTTGATAAGTGAAAGAAAGGGTTACGAGCGACATATCTGCCTGATCAGATGTATTATCTGAATACTGAAGAACGACATTGTCGCCATCGAAGGTAATCTCTGTGACAGTCTTGTCTATGACTTGACCATCAATCTTAACCGTCTGTTTGCTGCCGGCAAATACTGCCGTAGACAACATTCCAGCCAAGAATAACAAATAAGCTTTTTTCATTTTAATGAATGTTTGTTAGATTTATTTTTTGGTTTGTTTTTGAATTTTACAATGCAAAAGTAGTGAAAAAATAGCTATTATAAAACATCCTGGCGCATTTTTCATACGCAAACGTTTTCATAAGTGTAAAATGGAGTATTATAAAAAAGGGCATAAAAAAAGACTGAATCCTGTTACGAAGATTCAGTCTCATAAAGAAGTGGTACCACCAGGAATCGAACCGGGGACACAAGGATTTTCAGTCCTTTGCTCTACCAACTGAGCTATGGCACCAACTTTCACAAATCGCGATTTATCATTTGCGGGTGCAAAGGTAATACTTTTTTCTGGTTCCTGCAAATTTTTCGGGAAATTTCTTTCAAAAAAAGATAAAAAAGTCTATTTTTGTTGGTGTTGTCCATTATTTAATGTACCTTTGCAGCAGATATCGGGATTTAGCGCAGTTGGTAGCGCACGTCGTTCGGGACGATGAGGTCGCTGGTTCGAGTCCAGTAATCCCGACCAAAAGCCGTCTAATGTGCCTATACACAGGGGATTTGCCTTGGTCGTGGCCAAAATGGTCGGTACAATTTCGGTATCATTCCTATACAAATTATAAATAATAGGCTATATCTGAAAAAAATTAAGATATGGCTAAAAAAAATTATGCTCCAAATTCGAATGACACAATTCTTAGCAGTGTCATTGGCTGGAAACCTCCAGTTTTGCATCAGAAATCAGAATGTTATATCTCCTTCTTGGCGTTTGATCCAGGAGTCAACCGCATGAGAAAGAAAAAAATTATGCTTGACCATATCAAGGGCAAGCGGAACCAACGTGCCTATGCCGACCAGGTTATTAAGAATCTCACCGAGAAACTTATGGCTGGATGGAATCCTTGGATTGAGGAGCTGCAGCCCCTGGAATATACTAAATGGGATGACGTGCTCGACAGGTATAAGTCTTATCTGGCCAAAATGTGCAACGAGGGTAGTATGCGTGAGGAGACTTATGTCGACTATAGCAGTCGTCTCCGCATCCTGGAAAAATGGAAGCAAGAGAAAAGAATAACGCTCAACTACTCATACCAATGGGACAGAGTTAATGTTAGCAAGTTCCTGGACTACATTTTCATCGACCGCAATAATACAGTCCTGACCCGCAACAACTATCTTGCCTGGACTAAGAGTTTCTCCGCTTATCTGTTGGCTCGCGGCTATATCCCCAAGAACCCTACCGAAGGTTTGGAACGTATCAAGTCCAGGCAGAAGAAAAGCAGAGATGTCATACCGGACTGCACCATGCAGCTCATCAGAGATTATCTGATGGAGCATAACAGGCACTATCTGCTGGCGTGTGAAATCATTCACTACCTCTTCATCCGCCCTCGAGAGATGTCCTATCTCAGAATCTGTGATATTCATATCAAGACTCAGACACTCACTCTGCATGGCGAGAACACTAAGAATGGCAATGATGCCGTGATTACGTTGCCGACTCATGTCATCAAACTCATGATGGAACTCAATATCTTCTCACACCCAGGGCAGGACTACCTCTTTTCTGACGGGTTCATGCCTGGATCTGAAAGAAAGAATGAGAAAATGTTCAGAGACTACTGGACTCGGGTCCTGAGGAAGGAACTGAAGCTCTCACCTCGCTTCAAGTTCTACAGCTTAAAAGACACAGGCATCACCAATATGCTGCGGGCCAATGCCGACGTCTTGTCGGTCAGAGACCAGGCGAGACACTCATCTATACTCATCACAGACATCTATACGCCTAAGGATATACAGAAAGCGAATGAGTATATCAAGAACTATCAGGGTATCCTATAATATAATAAGGTGGAGAGCTAACCGCTCCCCACCTTATTATATATATTATGATAGCATATAAAAATATCCCGTGTAAACTGGCTCGATGGCATCGTCCTTGACTTCCATCTCTATCTTCTCGCACACATATTTCTTGTTGCGGATGATGTATATCTTTGATGGATCCGGTATGTCATCTGACTTAAACTTGGCCTCCATGCAGTTTTTATTGTCTAATCTTAGTCCATTATCATGTAAGCAGCCCAGAGTAACAACATCATTAGTAGATTTCGTACAAATCGACAGAGAGTAAGGATACTTTTCTTTAAAGGTACCTCCTCCGTTTCCACCAAACCCTCCTTCGGTACTACCACAATATTCTTTATTTATTCGGTAGTCGGTTTTGAATTTTGGCCACCTAGACTTCGCTCTAACCCAACTAAATTTGTTGTCATCTTGTACTTCTCCTGGAATAATGAAGAATATATTCATGCATTCCTGATCATCTTCGGATTTGTCAAGTGTTGACTCATCATCTATGGCATCCTGTACGGATGTGTAGCTATATCCGTCATCATCAACATCGCACTCCTTGGAATTCGCTTCCTTGTCATTAGGTATTGACAGCAGGCATCGCTTCTCGTAGTAATTATCTTCGCCTATGAATGCTGTCTTGAAGTTGATATCTTCTACAACTTGTGCTGCAGGAGATATGTTCAGATCGACATAATCATCCGATGAACTGTCTCTGATTAATGGTGACCAAACGCCTGCCAGCTGCCATGTTTTCGAACCGCCCTCATTCTCTACATATATGTAGTAACTACCATTACACTCAATGATGGTCTGTCTTTTTTGTTTTTCAGACCATGACTGTGTTGTTCCTTGGAACTGATTTTGCTGGTCCCAGGTAGCTGTACTATGGACTATTTCAAAATTCTCGAAGACTTTTTTTGAGATAACTTCATAGTTATCTCTGTTTGCAGAATCACCCAGATTATACTCCAAATTTGCTGTAGATGACGTGGAGAAGGATCCGTCTTCGTCGTAGTCCGTTGTGTATTCGTCCAGAGTCTCAATCGCTACGGAATCTGCGGTTGTCAGCTCTGATTTTTTGATAACAGAACAAGTTTTTTGGATATCATCAAAAACAATGGTGGCATTGAAAAGCTTTCGAAATTCCTCTATAAAAGTATAGCTCGACCAATGAGGAAGTGCCCTTCGAAGCTCACGAGTCTTGTAGGCCGATGCGATATACAGGAGGTTCCATGGCTTGCAGTCGAAATCGTTGCGCTTGAGAGTATATCCCTCGTATTCTACTACCTTACGGAAGATATACAACAGGTTGGGCTGAACAGCTAGGTTAAAGATAAATGGTGCATTGTAGCCAGTAAATTGTTTCGTTTTATCTACTCCAACAAAATTGGCAATCATATCATTTGTTTCGTCCCGTACAGGTACGAAGCACCATTTTCCTTCCACTCCCAGGAACTTCGACTTATCTTCATCAAGTCTGTAGATGCCATAGATTTTGAAAAGGTCTTTAAATTTCTGGGAGAAGCCCTTATCAACTGTATAACCAGGCTTGTCAGCTGTGCCAAATGGAATCTCATCGATGTAGTGCTTGGTCATGCGGTCGTTGAACTTGATGCGGGACTTGCCTCCGACTATCTGCAGTTTGATTTCTTTCTCATTCACGGAGAGTATTGTTCCGACACCGCTCATGATTAGCTGGCTGTTACAGAACAGCTTGCAGTCATCGTATTTTGCGATGTTCTTCCTGACCTCCAAGCGTGAGACATTCTTGAATATGACACGGTTCTCCAGGATATTCATGGGGAAGGTGATGTCATAGCTGTACTCACCATCATCGGTGACATACTGGTTGGCGTATGTCACCTTGATGGATGATGTAGAAATGGGATAGGCCTTATGGCCATTGATGATGCATGTTATCATATTTACTTGTTGTTTAGCATACGATGATATTCATTGAGTTTGCGGTCGATGCCGTCTCTGCCAGCGATTGAAACATCTGCCTTGATACCTCTCTCAATATTCTCATTGAGTCTGGTGACTGCTGAATTTACTCCATCGAGGGACTGGCGTACCTCGGTGTTATCATTATTGACATTGACAACAGGAGCTACCACGGTACTGCTACCCTGTCCCAGAGAACGTGTGATATCATCAGCGGTCAGCGAGCCAACTGTATTGGTGCGCTGGGCCCTATCGATGAGGTCAAGAGCCGGACGGATGGATGAGTTGTTGACGGCATTGTGATTAGCCACGAACTCGCCTTCATGCACAACTCCAGCCTCCTTTCGGTAGCGGTTGCCTCCGGTGTAACCACCTTCGTAATAACCTGCAGCCTCTGCCTGGTGCTGCTTCTTGATAGCAGCAAGCTGTATCATGCCAGCAGCTGTGGCCATACCTGCTGCTATAGGAGCTAATGTCCAACCTATTGTTGGTATAGCTGCAGCAGATGAGTAGGCATTGATAGCAGACATTGCTGTAGATGCTATCGCCTGCGCAATTTCTATCTTCATGGCTTTTTTGTTAGCCTTAGACTTCGCAGCGGCCAGTTCTTTGTCTCGCTTCTCCTCCAACTTTTTCTTTTTCTTCGAATTGTTGCCAGCTGCAGCAATCTGCTTCTCGTAGTTCTTGGAGATCTTCGCCTGCTCGAGGTCAGAGCATGCCTGAGCGTATGCTGATGCAGAAGAGAGAATATTGTTGATGCCATTGTATGCAGCAGATGTCTGCTGCACCATGTTATCGAGGAAGTTGGCGGTGACCTGCGCCTTTGCCTGCATGTATGCAGCATGGTTCTGCTTGTCGTTGCCATACAACTCCTTCAGTTTCTCCATGGTGTTTTGATAGTTCTCAACTTGTGAGGAGAAGTATCCACCCAGAGTTGCATTGCCGGTCGACTGGGACTCCCCTGCTGCAGTCCTGGCGCTGTTGACCATCTCTGATGACTTATCATTAATCTTCAGCTGAGCGCTACCAGCACCATGATCATCAGCATCAATTTGCGCTCTCTGGGCAGCAAACTGCTTTGTTATCTCCAACTTCATCTGCTGATACTCCTCCTTCTTGAGTAATCCCTTCTTGTAGAGATTGTCAAGGCCATTTAGGTACATGGTCTCCTGTGCCTGCAGGTCTTGCTTGCCGAACTGCTGACGCAACTCCTTCAGCTGGTTCTGGTATGCCTCCTGCATCTGCAGCTGGTGGTCGAGCTCAGCCTGTTCCATCTCAGCCTTCAGATCCAGCCATTCCTCGCTGCCCTCATTGTAGAGTGCCAGGCGCTTTTGCATGGCATCTGCATCATTCTGATAGATGGCTTCATCGAGAGCTATGTCATTCTGATAGATAGCTGAGTTGGCATCATTGTACTGAGCTTTGATGCTAGCCTCCTTCTGGAGGCGTTCACGCTCAATGGTCTGCTCATTCATCTTCTGAATTGCAGCATCATGCTGCTTGACAACATTGACCTGGTTGTCAAGTAACTGCTTGTACTCATTGCTCTCAGCACCATACAACTGCTTCAGCTTGGCAAAACCCTTAATTTGGATGCTCTGTCTGTCATCGACGAACTGCTGATAGGTTTTCTTGCCTTCTGCATAGGCTTTGGCGTTGTCTGCCATCAGTTCGTTGGTCTCAGCCTTGATGCTATCGGCTGCCTGCTTCTGCTTGCGCTTGGCTTCTGCCTGGCGCTTACGTTCCTCGGCTGCAGCAGCCTTCGCAGCCTTCACCCTTGCCTTGCGCTCCTTTTCTGAAGTTTGATGAGTGCCGGTATGCAGCTTAATGATGGTACCATCATTGCCCTTTCCATTGTAGCCATTGTTGCGCCAAGGTTCAGGATCATTGATTTCGAAGTGCTGAGACTCAAGCTGTTTAATCTTATCGATGAGCTTCTGCTGATACTGCTTTTCACGCTCTATGCTCTTGTTCATCACATCTATGAACACTTCTTTGTTGTCGGAAGCTAAGTTTAACATCTTAGTTTTACCACTTGCAAACGGATTGATGCGCCCCCAAACTTTTGCCCAGAATCCTCGCTTGTCGTTGTCAGCTTCGTTTAGCAAGTCTTCTTGATCAGCCTGCTTTGCTATAGACTCAGCAAGCTTCTTCTGCAAGCCATCGATTACGATTTTCTTCTTCATCATGTCGATGTATCCCTGAATCTGCCTTGTTGCTTGACCGGTGCGCACTGCTTCCTCGGTGATGTTGCCGAGGTGTTCACGCATCAGCTTGCCGTTGAGTTCTTCCAGTGCTGCCTTGCGGTCTGACTCAGCTGTTGTGTTGGACTGAATGGCAGAAACGAGGCGCATGATGGATGCCTCCTCTTCTGCTGCCTGCTTGTTGGCATCGGTCACGGCATCATTGTAGTCACGCTGAGCCTGCTCAGCTGTGCTCGTCTCTTTAGACAGTGTGACGATTGCGGCTGTCAGACCGGCAACAACAGCTATCACGGCTGTGATAGGGTTGGCCAACAATACCTTGTTCCACAACATCTGCGCTGCGGTGGTCAGTTTTATCTCACGTGTCAACGCCATCTGAACAATTGCCATGGTCTTGAGAGCAGATGTCTTGAGCCCCACAAGGACGAGATGCGCCTTCTCGCGCAGAATCATGATGTTGAGCCATGCCATCTGCGCCTTGTCTGCTATCAACTTTGCCTTAGATACTGCAGTATAGGTGACGATGGCAGCTGTCAGCACAATTAATATGCGCCAATAATCTTTGACGAAGTCAACGAGTGTTGAGAGTGCTCGAACTCCGAGACTGGCTGCAGATATGCAATATCGTGCTGCAGGATAGAGTTTCTGGCCCAGCTCGATGGAGAGATCCAGGAACTTCTTGCTCGCCTTGTCAAGTTGAGCCTGTACATTCTCGTTCTGTGTCTCGAACTCATTGAGGACGGATGTGCCTTCGGAATATGCTTCGCTTGCCAGGTCCTGGGCAGTCTTGATGTCATCGAGCTTGTCTGCGAGGACGGTGAGGACACCTGTCGCTCTGGAACCATCCATCTTCATTTCCTCGAACATAGGTGCGAGGTCTGCGAATCCGCCCTTGGCTCTCATGGCTGCCAAAAACTGGAGGAGTGCGCCATTGGCGTCCTCCTTTAACGTCTTTGCGAAGTCCTTGACATTGAGTCCAGCAATCTTGGCGAACTTGGCTGAGTCCTGGAACATTTTTGCCAGGAGGTTCTGCACAGCTGTTGCTGCCGTTTCATCCTGCTGCATGTTCTGGTCAAGGACAGAAGCGAGACCCATGATCTGAGCCTGTGTAAAGCCTGCCTGCTTGCCGACACCTGCCACACGGGCGGTGAAGTCAACGAGATAGCCGGCAGAGGCAGAGGAATTCTGAGCCAGTTCGTTGACTGCAGAACCTGTTGCCAACATGGCACCTCGCAGACCTTTGGTCTTGTCTTCGCCGAACATCTGTGCGAGTTTACCGATTTGAGAGACTGCTTTATCTCCGAGGTCATCACCGAGTGCAACATTGATTTTATCTGCTCCATCTACGAACTCCTCAACTGCAGCAGTCGATGTGATGCCTAGTCTGCCGGCATCTTCGGCTAGTTGGTTGAGTTTCTGGCGAGGTGTGCGGGTATCCATCTTTTTGAAATCTTCGTTCATGCGCTCGACTTCTTCGGCTGCCTGCCCAGTGTACTTGCGGACGTTGGTCATTTCATCATCCATTTTAGCATACTCCTCCACACACTTCTTGACTGTGAAGGTGATGCCGGAGATGGCAGCGACTGCACCGAGAGCTAGTCCCTGCATACGGTTGAACCAGTCAGCCGAGCGTTTGATCCAGGACTCCTGGGCAACGCCCTCGGCTCTGACTGCCTGCAGTTCTGCCTTCAGCTGCTTCGCCTTCAGCTCCATCTGTTTGAACTGCTCGGTACCACGCTGCATGCCCTGCATCTGCTGATTGAGCGCCTTATTGGAGTATTCGAGGTCACGGATGGATGAGGTTTTGAGGTTGGCCATGGTGTTGTTGACGAGCTGCATCTGACGCTTGGTCTCCTTGATGTCCACGTTGGTGCTGTCTATCTCCTTGTCATACTTCTGCATGAGGGTGACCACCTTCTGCTCGCTCTGTCGGATGCGTTCCAGCTCTGCCTCGACCAGCTTCAGCTGCGAAGCTCGAGAGGCGTACATGGTAGATGTCGGGTCGTAGTCAGCCATCTGGCTGCGAAGCTTGGAAGCTGTGAAGTTGAGGTCATTGAGTGAAGCATGTTTCAGGTTTGACACCGTTGCGGTCATGCGTCTCGCTTCCTCATCAGCCTTGCGTGTCGCGCCCTTCAGGGCAAGCATCTGCTCCTTAACCTTGGAGAGTTGAGCGTCCAATTTTGCGAAGTCTGAAGGGTCAGACGCTGCCTTCATCTGCCCCTTCAGATGTCTAGCTGCCTTCTCCAGCTGTCCGAGGCTTGCACTTGAAAGGTTGTCGAGTGTCTCCTTGACGCTCATTGTCGAGTTTTTGAATTGCTTCATCTCTCGCTCTGCGGCCTTCAAATCCTTGGCGAGGGAAGCCCCTAAACGGGAATCGCCCGCCGAGAAGGCATCCTGTTTTGCCTTCTTCAGACGAGCGACTCTGTCCTCTAACTCTTTGAGTCGGTTCTTCGCCTCCTCAGAGTTGAGCTTGATGACTGTTGTATATACCTCTTGTCTTGCCATTATCGGGTGACTTGTATATAGCTGTTATATAATATGTTGGAATGGGGATTGAAGTTGATGACCTTGACATCATAGCCTTTGGTGCCCCACCGCCACCAGAGGAATCTGTGCTTGTACTGCCTGTAGACGATGGTCTGGAGGCTGTCTCTCGCCTTGTATGTCAAGATGGAGTCCGCCGTATTGAGACGGAAACTGAGCCATCGGTCGCTGTAGGTATAGACCGAGTCGCTGCGGTCAGTCTTGACCGTATCAGCAGTACTCAGACTCGTGCGCTGGTCTGCCAAGACCTGGCCAAGGCGAATGTCCAGGTCATGGAGCAGTTGGCGGTCGTAGGCCTGAATTTTGTACTCCTCAGCCGGCATCTGCAGCACCTGCTGCGTGATGACCGTGAGCGAGTCTCGGATGGTGTCTCGCTCGGCTGGAGCATACTGAAGTTTCAGCCCATTGAGCTGTTCTCTCAGTTCCTGCTCCGCTCGCTGCTGTCGATGGTCAAAAACCCAGAAACAGGCGATGATGACCAATATCACCGATATGGCCATGATGATTGACTTGAGATGTTTCTGCATAATCCTTGATGTTAAATGTCGGCATATTCCGGAATTGCGTCGAAGCAAGGACACTCCTTGATGCGCTCCCATGAATCGACCACTCCATTGTGGTTCTTGTCAGTCGAGATGTCACGATGTCCCATGATCTTGGCATCAGGGTAGCGCTGGCGCAACTCCTTCAAGAGTTGGCGAAGTCCAGCCTTCTGCTCATCTGTTCGGTTGTCGATAGCCTTGCCTGTGCGGGATATTCCACCCATGTATGCCACGTTGACTGAATCGTAATTGTGCCCCTTGACTCCATTGGACGGCAGGTCTTCTGTCATGAGCTGCGTGTACTTGCCATCAGCGGTTACGACCCAGTGGTAGCCTGGATAATGCCAGCCTTTGTTTCTAAACTCCTTGAGCAAGGCATCGACAGACCATGACTGTCGGCTTGCTGTACAATGAACGAAAATTTTCTTAATCTTGCGTGCCATTTTTGTTGTTGAAATATTTATTGATAATGTCTTTAACTCTGGTGTCAAAAGTCAGTGCGAAACCAAAGACGGTTGCCACGTAAACCAGACTCTGCCCAAAGTACCACAAGACGTTAGACGTGACGTCGTGGGACATAAAAAAGCTGATGTACACGAGCACAATGCCAGCAAGCAGTACTATGCCAGCAGAGCTGTAGTGTATCCAATCCTTGGTATTTCTCTGCATATCTGTACCTGATTAAATCTGGCACAAAGGTACATATAATATAAGAAATATAAAAATACGGCAGGAAGAACGATTTCCCTCCTGCCGTATCTGATAACTATGAGATATCCCGGTCGAGTAACTCTCTGGCCATCTGCTTAGCCTGCTCTCGCCACTCCTGGAATACCTGGTACTCTGTCTCGTGCTCCTGGTTTCCATCTCCATGGTTGCATAGGATGGCTTCGACATCGCCCTGACTGTACTTAGTACGAACCAGACCATTAACGAACTCGCGATAGCTTGCCGACTCAGCCTCAATTTTAGTGGAGCCGTCAATTTCTGTCCCCTCATAGCTGTAGGCGGTCACTGTCTTACTATCATCATCAGACTCAGACATGTCGATGTCTGGGTGATAGTTTTCAACTCTCTGCTCACTCAAGAACAGGAGAAAATGCTTACTGTCATATCTCAAGTATGACATGCGGCAAAGATAGAATTTCTTGTGCATCTAGATAAACTTATAAAATTTCTTGCCAAACTTGTTGGTTAACTCTGCTGCAACGGTGTAGAAGCCCTTGTCCATCAGCTCCCACTCCTTGCGTGCCTGGTCAACCAGAATATCTGAGCCAGTAAAGAGCCACCACGACTCAGGTTGCCAAACCGGCTCCTCAATCTCATCGCCATGTTCATCGAGTTGTCCTGTCTTCCGGACGTGATCGATGAAACGGAAGCGGATGGCGAGGCGGTCCTTAGGCACCTTCTTGGTGACTATGTGCTTGACGCCCTGGTCGTCAACTTCTTCAACCTGCTCCATCTTGAAGTCGACTCTCGACTTATCAATCTTGTAATCCTCTATGAGGATGAGGAACTTGTCATAGTCCTCAATGTTGTGGCACAGGATATCGCCTGTATGCTTCTTCTGCGCCAAACTCATGCCCTCGAAGGGAACCTCTCCCTTGCGAGCCTTCACAATCTGACCATACTTTTTCATACCGATTTTATTTAATAAGTTTTTTGTATCTGCGTGTTTGGCTAGACCAAGCCTCGATGCTGCCTTGCGCCGGATCTGCTCATCGGTAAGACCACGTTTGCGCAATCTTGCCACTTGGGCACAGAGAGCCTGCTTGGTGCGCTTGCGCAAAAGGGCATGGTCGGCAAAGATCTTCTGACCACAGAAGTCTATGCCGTCACATGTACGATGAATATTCCAACTTTTATTGATGCTCAGCTTCCAGTCTCTTGCCAAGTGCATGACTGCAAGCTCCGCCATGAGGCGTAAGAAGACCTTATCTTCATGCATGATGAAGATATTGTCCATGAATCTATAATAATGTTTGAGCCCTTCGCGGCAAAAACGGTCGAAGCGCTCATTGAGGGATTTTACCCCCCCACATTTAATACTCTTGCCTGCTGCTCCGAGCGGCATGTGAGGAGCATGTCCGTGACGTAGCGAGCCTGCCAATAACCGTGTTTTTCGGGGTCTTGGAGTATGTCGAAACACCGCATGGCGAGATAGTCAAACCTCGCCAGAAACAGTTGTCCCAAAAGTTGTGTTAGCTTGACGCCCAGCACAATGCCATTGGCATAGCTGTCAACGACCTCGTCGATGAAAGCAAGCAGCTTGCGGTCCTTGATATACAGCCTGTACTCTCTCTTGAGCAGATTGTGCTCAACATTCTGGAAATAATGGTGTATATCCATGGGCAAGCAATAGAATGTGTCTTGCTGTGGCGAGGTAAAGATGTCCTTCTTGATAATCTTGTAGAAGAAATGCGTGCCTCGCCCCTTGGTACCAGCCGGACTGTTGAAAGGAATCTTGGCTCTCAACTTATCTTCACTGGTGTGCATGGCTGCATGCTGAATGACATGATCGCCAACAGGCAACTTATTGACTATGCGATGCTTGGGTTTTTCAACTGGCTTGGCCTCATAGTCTGATGTATGCCATGTCTGATGAACATATGCATTTAGCAGGGCTTGAAGATTTGCCTCAAACTCTGCCTCAAACGCTTGAACTGAGAGACGGGACTTCTTGTGCCGGGAAAAATCAAAAAATGCTTCACGAAAATTTTGCAAAGTCTCAACCGCCTGTGAAATGTTACCTAACCTCTTCACTTGCTTTAAAATTTTATTTATATAAAAAAAGGTCGGTGTCTGATAAATGTCGGTGTCTGTGTCTGTTGTCTGCTTTTATGATGTCCTAACTTTCGACCGGATGACCCATTGTCATCATCTACTAGCTATTCTGCTAATGTGTATGTTTTGCCATGAGGCAAGGCCTGACTCCCGAAATCACTGCAGCTAAGCAAACTAACCTGCAGTATCTTGTTAAGTTGAGGGCCGCACCGTAGTTCACATTGTAATCCGAGACAGCATTGTTCACATTGAGCGTCGACAGACCGCATTGACCACCATTGTTAGCGTTGCCACCACGAAGACACAGGCGAAAACCGGCGCAGGAATCACAGCCTGGTTTGAATACCGCCTGCAAAGGTACAGAAAAAAATCGGAATGAAAGAATGTCAAAGAGCGAAATTTCAAAAAAAATCGACCGCCCAAGGGCGGTAAGGTTTGCTCGCTACGCTCGCAGGGTGCTCAGGATTGCCCTTGGTTCCGCTGTGAAACCTTGGCCAATCCTGCACACTCCAGCTCACATCAGCACACCTCTGTCCACTCTAGGCCGCCTCGTAATACACTGGTTCAATTGACCACTCGGATGCTGCTTCGCAGAGGGCCGCACCGCAGCTCACAGGGTAATCCGAGACAGCAGGGCTCACACTGAGCGCCGACAGACCGCACGGACCACCATTGTCAGCGCTGCCACCACGAAGACACAGGCGAAAACCGGAAGTTGCTCTTGACGTATTCCAGAAATAGCAAGTCGAATAGGTTGACTCTGTTGCACCAATCTGCGTACAGAAGTTCTCGAGATGTTCCATCGACAATGTCTTGATCCATCCTTCACCACCGCCTGGTGACTTGCTCAACGCCTTCATGCCGGAAGGGTTGCCGATGGTCCAGGAACCATATATTGACGGAGCCACGAGGTGTGTCATGGTCTTGTCACTGTTGACCTGACAGAACTCATCATCCGGCATTCGCCAGAGATTGCCGAAGCCGTTCTTTAAGCCGAAGAAACATGGAATCTTGGCATTATAGACCGTTGTCCCTGCATCATTCTTAACAGCATAGGTCGCTTCTCCACATGAATCACCAAGTTCAATGCCTGCACTCATAGGTGCGACAGGTCTCCAGCCGTTGTAGCCACCCCAGTCTGGCATCTGCGTCAAGCCTGCACCTAGACCTCCCTGGTAGAGACCATTGGCATCCTTGTTGGCATTGACGGCATCCTGATCGTAATGTGTACCGAAGATGACGCCGAAAAGAATTGCTACAATGGATGTATGTCGCATGGTTGTGCAGAGCCAGCCCTTGCCATTTTTGCGTGCTGCAGCTCTGAACTGCTCAGTAGTCAGATTAGTTGCTGGTCTACCCAGAAGCGTTTTATTTGTGCCATCATAAGACGAATTGTTGTCTCCACCACGATAGTCTGCTCCATTATTGATATAGCTCACAAGTCTGCCTGTGCTTCGCTCTATAGTGGCGAATCCTGCAGCAGAGAGACTGCCGATAGGAATCTCGTAATTAAACTCACCAGGAATTGGCTTGATGCCAATCTGCTCATAGTGCAATCCGCAAATATCCTTTATGACAACGTAGAATTTACGTCCCCATCCCCACTGATAGTGACCTTCGGTACCATCCAGCTTAGCTGGTTCACCAGTAGCATACTTGTAGTGATCCTTGCTGTCGAGTTTCCGACGGCTGTGGTCATTCTTGACCAGGTATGCGCCAAGCCCGAGGATGTATGGCAACTCCCTCAGCAACTCAAGTGAGCCAACGTATGATGCAGCCTTAGGCGTTGCGTTGTTAGTGTCCCACACTCTTCCACACCAGGCATGCTGACCAATAGCAAGGTCAGCCTTGAGCGCATCCATACCGATGGTAGTGACATTGCCATTCTGGTCTGTCAGCAGCAGGCTCTGGTTGCTGCTGACGGTTGTGACTTTCGTCACGGAATTGAATTTTTTACCTTCCATTTCCAGCTATTCTAATTTTGATTATTTTCTACATTATTATATACCCATATTGTATGACCAAGATGGTTCGTGCCGATTAGCTCACACCACCCTTCAACTCCTATGGTAGTCTCTCTATTCGTTGAGAAACTGCTGCCTGCCTTCATGAATACGTCCATTTTCTCCTCGCCTTTAAGTTCCGCTGGCGGTGAACTGCGAGTTATGATAGGATTGAAGACAACGATGCGCATGAATTCTTCATCTTTCAGGTGTGGTAGGATATAGGTTCCGCCACCCCGGATGAAAGAGCCATTTATGACACTAGTACCATCAGTTACAGTATTCACGTTGTATCTCAGTCTTCCGACAGAGACATCTCCTGAGACGCTGACATTCTGGAATATTCCTCCCTTGCAAACGAGATCGCCGTCCTTAGCTCTGAAGACTACATTGCCATCCTTATCCTTCATTTCGATGGTACGGACACCCAGGTTCTCTACCATCTGGTACTGGGCAAGGATGATGTGGGCTATGATGAGTTCGATAGACTGACCCAGTCGCCAATAATGGTTGTTCAGATCTGCTGCAGATCCCGGATAATTATCTGCAGTCTTGACGTGCGTCTTGATGCAGGAATAGCTATTGCCATTATATAAGACAACATCCTTCCACTCTTCACCTTCTCCACCCGCTTCGAATGTGTATCCATTGCTGCAGGTATTCCACAGCTGCGGACCTCGAAGGACGCTGCCCTTCTCACCCTTGACAGCCTTCCGGATAAAATTAATAGTTCTTGTTATTACTGTCATAGACTACTTGACTGATTGAATCGTTAATGCCACGCTGCTGTAACCGGCATGCTCGCAGTCTGCCCTGGTCACAGCAAATGAACTCAGCTGGACAGTAGGCTTGCGTGCCGCCTCAGTATTGAGGACAACACCAGAACCTGACTTCAGCGTGAAATAGAACTTACTACCGATAGCCTCAGACTTTCCCCTGACAATCAGTCTCGGAGTATAGGTCACAGTACCATTGCCTGACTCGTCCTCGCTGATAGACTCATCAGCCGGTGTCGGGTTGGGCTCAATATCGTATGGATCTGACGCATCGATGACAGTCTGGAAGTCGAAACCCAGCATATTATCCTTGCCCATGGCCTTGTCGTTGTACACTTCCACCATGAACTCCCTCGTGCAATCAACATCTGATGCCTTGACGGTGAGGATCTTGGCACTGGCTCCTGCAATCTGCTCCCAACCTGTGATGCTATTGACTGCTCTATACCACTTGTAATATAGTCCTGCTGTCAGAGTTTCGTTGCCCTGCGTGACTTTGGCTTCGAGCTGGCAGCTGTCATCCTTGCTACCCAGAACGAAGTTGTGCGTATCATTAGCCGGAGCCTTTATTGTCACACGATAGGCGACTCCTGTGTAAGGGCCAACGGAAATATCGTAGCTAGCCTGAATATCATCTGTAGCCTCCTGCTGCCCAGAACGCTCTGTGATGGTACCGACCATCCTGATTGTAATGCCGCTATAGTTAGAAACCTTAACCAGGTTGTTGCAGATTTTCAGTCCCCAATATAATTGCGAAGCACTTGGTCTGATAATCTCAAAGAGACCGTCAAACAGTCCTGTAGACTTGCCTGCAGAATTGAAAGGAATCTCCGTATCATTGAAGAAGTACTTCATGGAGGTTGGTGTACTGATGCCTTCTGCTGTCCTCGATGAGATGACAACGAAGTACAGCTTCGGCTGCGTCTGCGAGAAATCCGGATAGACAGTCACGACATCCCCATTTCTCTGGTACTCCTGGTAGATATCTCCGTCAGGCGACTGGATTGACGGAGTAAATGTACCCATCTTTGGTATGAAGTTGATGGTTGTCGACTTACTTGCGCTACTCATTTTCTGCCTCCTCTCTCTGCTCTGTCATGATGAATCTGCTGTCTGTAGCTACAGGCAGCTTGTTGCACACTTTGCCTTCCTGCTCCATGCAGGCGGTCTTGCCATCCATAGCGATAGCGCCTATTCTGGACAGCGTCTCCTCGAACTCGATAGGTTCCCCAAGCTGTAGGATATCCTGACACCAGAGAATGAAATTGCCATCCTGCAGCTCAGTTCTGTCCTCGGTCAGCTGAAGCAACTCCACGACCTTGCGATTTGCCTTGATGTATCTTTCCATATATTATATTATAAATGATGATTAGTGAAAAATGAACGGATTGCCATCTGCGTCCACGAAGACCTTGCCGTCGGCATCCATAGCCAGAGCTAAAGGATCGAGGTCTTTAACTTCCAAAGCAAGGATAGCTCCCCTGTTCGGATCCAGCAGATCTGTAGGTACTCTCGGAGACATGCCATGTCCGACAAGGACAGCGTTCTCAAAGTGTATCGAGTTATTCGGTGCCATCCACCAGAGGACCTGCAGTTCTCTTGTCGGGTTCGCAATTTCTCCGACATTGTCAGAGATGGTTGCCGCTGGGTTTACTACCTTCGTGTCGGGCAGGACTTCGTCGACCGTGTCGAGGATATCGTAATCGTAGAATGGTATCCTGCGGACGATATTGACAATTCTGTTCGGTGTAGCATCACTCAGATCTACGCTTGCCGGATTGCCATCAGCCGAGAATTTAGCCCTGCATCTGATGCAGATGCGCTTGCCCATGAGCGAGCGGTCTAGAGTAACCGATGCACCATCTGAAGAAACTTTGATTTCGAGGTCATCTGCTGTAATGGCAGAGAACTGACCTCTATCACGGAGAATCTCCCAGACGAACAGCCTCTTCTCCTTAGCGCACTCCTCTGATCCGAGGCGCAGAGATGCATTGATGACCTGCTTGTCTGCATCACGAAGCGGATTATAGTATCGGTCACCACTCGAAAGCAGCAGCGTCGGCTTGTAGAGGGTCGCATTCTTGCAGTTGATGGAATAGTCCATCATAATTCTGTGAACCTTATTTGTTCTGCTGTCCAGGTACTTCGCCTTGAATCTGAGCAGAATCGGTTTCTGCGGCGCTGCGTTGACATACCAGAGCAGTTTGCCGGCATCATTGCCGGTCGAGGTGATGACATGCTTCCTGGGTGTCGAAACCAGCGCATTACCCTCCACACCATTCTCGACTCTGTACCAGGCGATATCTGTCAGTTCACTATTGACACGACCACTCTCGAGTATGTTATCTCTGTCGATTATACCAACGACCGGTTGCAAGGCGCATGGTGTCAACTCGTAATTAGGAGCATACTCATTCTGGTTGGCGTCATAAGTCTGCTCGAGCGGAACGCTGCCTGATATTGTCTTGGATGTGTTCACCTGCAGAGGCGTGTATTTGAAGTCTAATCTTTTGTATTTCATCTTATATGTTATTAAACACATTCCAGTGTGATGGAATCTTGGGCAACCTCATCGCCCAGACCATCACGAAGTGTAACTGTTGCCGTGAATCTAATCTTAGCCGGAACTCCCTCGCTGTCGATGGAGAGGTCAGACTGGGTCAGTACGATAGCCTTTCCTGCCTTGGATCCGACTTCGAGTGACCAGATGTTGTCACTTGTGACTCTCTGCTCACCAGCCCTGTACTCTGTGTATCTGGTCCAGGCTACGTCGCTGTCGAGGATATCTGATGTGATATCCTGGCCGTAGAGCGTAGCAACGATAGTCAGCGGAGCTCGGAAGTTGTCGAAATCATAGAGCGTCTCGTCTTCGAGGAAATCGATGGTGAATGCTGGATTGCCCTCTATCATCGCCCAATCGGTATCATTCCACCTTGGTGCGGTATGGGTACCAGTCTTCTGACATCGCCACTTGCACCCAGTATACCAGACATCGGAAGTCTCGTATTTGCCAGTTTCTGGATTGAGAGCTGAGCAGAAATAGTCTGCCGCCTCTGACCATGGTCCTCGGTCTACATAATCGACAACCGGTTTGCCTTGATAGTCAATCTGTATGATATCCTGGGTGATGATGCCGGCTGCATAGAGATAATCCCTGCCCTTGACGATAGGAAGGTTGAGCGACTTGACGAACTCAGGCATGTCGCCGAAGACCATGCCGTAGTTGTAATCGTCGAGTATCGGCTTGGTGACGCCCGTCAGCTTGACGATGCGCCCCTCGGAACTGGAGATATAGAAGCAGCTCTGCAGCGACTCATCGGTCTGGTTGCCATAACGGGCGATATTCATGAGCTCGCATGGAGGGAAGTTCTTGCCTGCCGGAACATCGGCATCAGGATACAGGGTGACCTCGATGTAATTCTTAACCGCGTTGACGCTGTTGACTCTCATCCATGAGGTGTAGTAGGCTGCCGAGGTGCCAGAATTGGCTGCCGAGGCGATGTTGTTGACCACGCCCTTGATGACGTTGCCTACATGCTGCGCCGTGAAGTATCCACTATACTTTGAGCGAAGGTGCAGGCCATAGCAGTTATCACCCAGGCTGTCAACGCTCTCGATGGTGTCGCTCTCTGTGAAGAAAGTGTCACCCTCCTGCGCTGACAGGCGGTTGACAATCAGCTCCATGACCCGCATGTATGTGCGGACGGTGATGCTCTCAACCTCGGCATTGCCATTGGCATCAACCTGCCCACCCTTGCCGTTGTATAGTCCGGACACGAAGTCACCGAACTGTGCACCCGCCTTGAGCTGCGCCATCTGCTCGGAGATGAGTCCACGCAGAAAGGTAATCACGCCCTCGGCTGCATCGTCATGCTTGCGGCTGAGATAGGCTTCGGAGGTCTCGTCCGCACAGAAGTGCAGCAGCGAGAGGAAAGCGTTGCCGATGCGGTTTGCCGTGTTGGCCTGCAGGCGACGCTCGTCTCTGATGCCCTCGAAAAGGGTCTGAAGTGCACTCTTGTCTAATTTGTATGCCATTTTCTTTTTTGTTTGCAAAGATAATATGCCGATGGAATCGGTAAAAATACGCTCCCTAGAGGTTGCGTGCTGCTCCTATGCCCCTGAATATCTCGGTGAGGGCTGATGCCATCAGACCATTGTACCGGTCGCCGTAGAAGGTTGCCTCATGCTCATTGAGCTTCATGACAGATGAGTAGTACTTCTGAGAGAACCAGTCACGTCTGCCTTTAGGTTCGCCACCGGCGAGACGACCGCCCCAGGCAGGACCCACCTTCTTCGGTTTATCGAGATTGTTGTCTCGGCGGTATTCTTCGCCCAGGAAGTTGAGGTCTCCGTTGTTGATGCGGTGGACTTTCTCGCCTCCCTGTGCCTCGGTCCACTTGTACCACTCATGTGCCGGTCCTACTCCTGCAGCTACATAGATACCGTACTGCAGGAAGTTGTGCTCAATTGTGGTCACAGAGCCCTGCTCCAGGTGCGCCTTGATGGAAGCGTATAGGCGGCCGGTATCGATGGTACGCAACCGCTCCATGCGCTCTCGCCAGTAGTCGCCCATGGCATTAGCCCATCCTCGCTCATATCTGAGGAGATCGTCTACTTCTGCGTCTGCCATAGGCTCTCGTCATACTGAATGTCGATAGGTTCGTCTGATGTGACCATGAAGTAGAGTCCTGTGACGCCATTCATGGACCATCTGCCCAGCTCGCTCGAATAGACCTGTGTGAGGTCCAGGAACTCCATTTGTCCGTCGTATGCCTCACGGCTCTTGTCGTATAGCATGCGACTGAGGAACTGTCGGAAGATATATCTGCAGATATTCATTTTTTCCTCTCGGTCTGCCATGTCATCGCGTCGGTACCCTGCCAGGATCCAGACGGTATAGACGTTGCGGTCGAAGAAGCCCTCTCCGATGGAATGGGTGTTGCTGTCAACGGTGTCTGAAACCATAATGAAGTTGGATGCCTTTCGGAACTGCTGCATGACTCCTTGAATTGAATCAGGTCCCGAGCACTCTGTTGCGACAAAATTATAATCCCTGCAGGTTCTGCACTCGGCAGCCAGCTGCTTGAAATATGCGATGGAATCGAAGATTTTCTCTGTCATATTCTGAATATTTAACTGTTTTGCCTATTGCGCTTTCTAAACTCTTCTGCCTCCCGAGCCTTGTTGTCCAGCTCTGTGAGTGCAGCCCAGCAGTCTGTATTGTAGACTGCCTGCAGTTTGGTCACGTCACCATCGGTAAGTGCCCTGATCTGCGCCTGCATGGCTGGCAGAATGTCCTCACGCCGCAGCTCGCCGCCCTCTCTGGCTGGTCTGAAGAAGTGAGGGAAGTTGGCGGCAAAATACTCCTTGACACTCGAGAACCACATGAAGACTCCGAGGAGTTCGTAAGGTTCAAATTTAGCGGTTTCACTGGCAGAACCGCCTGCTGTTCTGTACATGAGTTGCGCCATCTTCAGCAGGAATCTGTCCTCCTGCTTGAGCATGAACAGCTGGTAGTTCTTCTCGATATTGAGGTAATCGTAGAAGCTGATCTCGTGAAGCAGGCTGTTTACTGCCGTCAGTTGAACGTCACTTGCTACCTGTAGAGGCCGAAAGTCCGTAAAGGAGTCGATGAAATCGAAGTTTTTGAGCAGAGAGAGGATTTCAGCAGCGCTGATGTATAGCACTCTCTTGCGCACTTTCCCAGTCTTAGTATTGCCATTTTCATCGCTTTCATCGCATTTAACGCTGCATTTCCACCCGGTTCTGGTGTACTTATGTACGGTAAGTCCGCAGAACCTTGCGAGAAGGTAGCATTTGATAACGGTATGATCCTGGAACGTCGACATGATGCTAAGGACATAGCGCAACTGATCCTCTGAAAGTTCCGCCCACGATGACGGCGCCTTGAAATTGAACTCTTGTGTACCATCTTTATGCGTTGAAAACGAAGGCAGGTTTTGATTTTTCATTCTGAAATTCTTTGAAATGATTAGCCTTATATGCCGATGAATTCGCATATAACGGGAATTTATCGAGATTTGCATCAAAGTATCTGAGCAGTCTCGCACGCTCGTTGGAATAGGCTGTCAGCAAACCCTCAGCCAGGAAGATCATGCATCTGCGCACCTTGAAGATGATTTCTACAGCGGTGTCATCCTTGTCCTTGGCTCCCCGCTCCATCTCTAGCAGATCATCCATCTGCTCGTCAGATATGACCCTTCGCATCACCCCATCAGCTTCGTAGAGTGCTGACAGTTTATCCTTCCACTGCTTGGATGATAGCTCCTGCTTCACCTGGAAGGCATACTGCTCGATGCTGAAGACCAGAAGCGGTATGCTCATTTTAGCCTGCAGGCTGCTTCCCCACCCTTCTGTTGCAGACAACAAGGTAATCATTTCGCCCTCCGCCTTCAAGCAAGCGACCATACACTGCTCTATCAGCGCCTCTACTCTCGCAGATGATGCAGGAGAGACCTCGTTGTTGGCAACTACTCCGAAGCCTGTCGGAGTGAGTACCAGGTCGAGATGGCGAACGTTGCCGAGGAATGCAGTCAGGCATACTGCCTTGACTACTGCAGCCGATAGCCGCTCACTCGTCTCCAGTGCTTCCTCGCCCACGTACCCGAGGAAGCGCTTCTGAATATTGTTGTATGCCTCATAGAAATGAGGTCTCACAGACTCGAACACCTCAGAGTGCGAGCTTGTCGCTACGAGGATGCTCTGCTCGAAGTCATCCTTGCTGATTTGAATCTTCATTTTTGCCATTATTGTTTGAAACTATTGATGTCTGTTGGTCCTTATTTTTGTCTAGTGTCGTGAGTTCTATCATCGGCACGTCTACGGTCACTCCTCGGTCGGCATAGCCATTGTAGTGGGAGATGACATGGTAAGGCTTGCACATGATGTCGTGGCAAGCCTTCTCGAGCGACTGCTTGAGTATGAAGAGCTCTCGCTTGTCTGAGCCGGAATTGTTCATCTGGCTCTTGCCTGGTGTAGCTCCGATGAGGTTTGGATGCACGCCCAGCGAGAAGCAGAGAGCGTTGGATGCCTCGCTCATGTCGTCAGCCCAGTCGCCACCCTCCTTCTTGCTGCCCTCTGAGAGGTTGATGATGCGCACCATGCGCTGCTCCTTACCGTTGGGGTCGAAGTAATAGCCCGTGATGAGCGCCTTGCCTGCATTTTCCGGACCGCACACGAAGTTGATGATGTTGTCCTTCTCCTGCAGGATGCGCTCCTTGCGCTTATCTGGGTCGATGATGTCCTCGTTATTGCAGAGTTCCTCCCAGTAGTCGCGGTGCACCTCTATCTGGATGCGAGGAGCGGAGGTGTTCTTGATCATGTAGCGCTTGCCGATGCCGATGAGACGGTAGATGTCGTACCAGGCATCGTCGAAGATGCTGGCATAGTATGGTATCGGATAGTACTGCAGTCCGGGTGTCGGGATGCGTGAGATGATGGCAAACTTGCAGTCCTTGCCCATCTCAGGAGCCTTGTCCCTGATGCCGGTATATGGATCCGGAGCCTTACCCATGCGCGCCATGAGGTCGCCCAGCGGGTCGTAGAGGTCGAGCAGCGGGATGACTTCGGTGTGGACCGGCGACATGACGTTGCGGAAGTCGCCGAAGAAGACATGCTCAATGCGCCCCTTGTCATTGGGAACCTCCAGACGGCAGTAGGAAACGTCCTTGTGGCGGATGTTGACTATCTTGGAGTGGTCACGGCTCAGGATGATGACCTCTACCGACCAGAAGAAGAACTTCATGTCTGTTGCCTGCTGTAGGAAAACCTCGTGGATGGAGTTCTTCAGACAGAAGTCGCGGATCTCTGCGTCGGTGGTGTCCTGCTTGGTCTCCCTATCCATGAAGCGCACACCCTGCCCGTAGCAGCATTGGACATTGAACGCCATGGCTCGCTGCGCCACCATGTTGCGGCGCAGCAACTGCTGCAGGATGTATGGCATGTCGTTGTCATCGCCATAGTTCACATACTCGTAGAGCTTACCGCCCTGAGCTTCCAGGATGCCCGTGGTGGCGTCGCCCACCTCTCCGGAACCCAGGAAACTGGTATCCCGCCCATACTGCTGCTCGATGGTGGTGGAGTCTGTAACCCTGCTCACGCCCTCTGCCACGAGGGCGTAGCGGCTGTAGGAACCGCTGGCTCCTACTTGCTGAAGCTGATATTTTTTCTGTTTCATGTCATAAATATACTGGTAAGCCCAGGAACTGGTGAATGTAGATGTCCGGAACGGTGCGAACCTCGGCATTTGCCGGGTTGACGAGGCGGTGGAAACCGCCTCGCCAACTGCTGCCCCTGACTAGCCATCCTGTATAGTCGACGGTCTTGCCGTCTGATGTCCACGCCTTCAGGTTAATGGTAGAGCGGTCTCGCTCTGCCTTTGCCAGGAGGCGCAGCACCTCTGTGAGGTGGTAAGCCGTACGTCTCATCAGTTGAAGGTGTTGTCAAAGGTGTTGTCGAAGATACGGCCGGCACGCTGCAGGTCAAGCACGTTGTGCTGGCGCTGGGCGTAGGTGTAGCTGAAGGTGAAGCGTGGCATGCTGTCGCGCAGGTTGTCGCGCTTGGACTTGGAGTCAGAGAGGGTGACACGCTTGCCCACCTTGGCAACGCCTCCGATGAAGTTGACCAGATAGACCTCGTCTGAGCGGAAGAGATCATCTGCCCAGTTTGCCATGTCCGTGCCCAGATAGCCCGTATCTGCGTTGAAGGTGCGCTGCTCTGTGATGCGGTAGTTTACCCTGATGCCGCCCATGTAGGCTGCATCGCGGGTGTACTGCGGGTCAACCTCGTGCTTGCCTGTGCAGTAGATGAGCTCCTGGCAGCCGAAGCTGTTGGTGAAGAGCAGAGTTGGCGCCACATCTCGCTCCTCGCTGTCTATGATGAAGGTCATGGAGCGTGAGCCTGCCTCTACCACGTAGTAGAGAAGGTCGGTGTTCTCTGCCTCGAATCGTGACGGAGAGACGTCGATGGTGGTGTAGATGTCGTTGCCGCCGGTGGCTGGTGCGGTAAACATTTTTGTGGTTTTGTCCGCATAGTGTGCGGTGACTTGTGCCGCTTCCTTGCCCATGTAGTGAAGATACTCCAGTCGCCCCATGTAGGTGGTCTTGTGCCCCTCGAGCAGGGTGAGGAAGTGGGTGGTGAGGAATGTAGAGCAGTCCACGCCCACGATGTCTACGGTAGAATAGTAGACCTGCAGGTTGGCTGTCTGCGTATCGGTGACTGTAGCCGAGTCGGTGTCTCCGGAGTCCGGAACCTGTTGCTCGGCGATGGTGATGGTGGCTGTGACTGCCAGCCTCCGGCGTGCATAAGGACGGAAGATGTCGGCAAGGTCGATCACTCTGACCTCTCCATCGGCAGGATAGAGATACTCATCGTAGATGGTATCATCACCTATCTTGATGGTGACGAGCAGGCGGGTCTTGGCCGTGAGAATATCGATGTCGGGGATGTTCTCAAGGAAGCAACTGCCCGACGGAAGTGATGTGATGGTCATATATTATCTTTTTTGATGCAAAGATAATATGGAGATGGTAAAAATAAAAATACGGCTGACTACCCTCACGGGCGGTCAGCCGTATCAAAGCTTTTCAAAACTTTGTAAAATTTTTCGTGCTGCAAAGGTACGAAAAATTATTCATAACACATGGTAGTACAATAAAATATATGAGTTTTTAACTTAAACCAGGCTGTCTGGCTTGACAACTCTCTCCCAGATAGCCCATGCCACGGTTCCGTCTGGCTGCGTGGCTACATAGTAGCCATGCTCCTGCATATACTGGTTGATTGTTTCTATACTGACACCGCCCATGTCATCAAGTTCCGTGGCGATGTCCTGTGTGGTCTTGAAGCTCTTCTTGTAATCAATACCGGTGGCTTCATCCTTCACAGGGAGGCAGCTGCGGAAGTGGAAGTAAGCGTCGAGCAGGTCCTTCTCAAACTGCTCGCTGTTGAAATTATCTGTATTTCTTGGCATAATATTCATTTTTTAAAGGGTGAAACTTAAATACTGTCTCCAGGGTGCAGGCGGTTCAATGCCGTCTCATAGAGGTCAACCCAGTAGCCCAGACGGGAAGCCCAAATGTCGTATTTGATCTGAAGTCTGCAGGTACGTAGTTCCTCCCGCTCCAGTTCTCTGAGGTATCTGCCGACTATTCGGTGGCAGTCCAGATTAACACAGTATCTTGACTGAATCTTGGCGTACTCCACCAGTTTGTACAGTTCCTTGCGTTTAGTCTCAAGCTCCCAGTAGCGTTTCATGAGCGCATCGCGGATGCGACGGCGTTTGAAATATAGCAAGAGAATATCTCTTTTGACTTTCTTCTTATTCTTTTTCATACCTAATCGTTGTTTATGGTTTTCCACTTGGCCAAAGTCATATTGTATGGCTCAACCTCTTTAGCTCCATACCTAAGAGCATAATAGCGATGATCATACCATCGGATAATAGTCTGCTTGTGTGACGCATCATCGATGAAAACAACAGAACCCATTGTATTGTATTCTCTCTGAAATTTGAGCTCCACCTTATGGGCGTTCATTTTTTTGCCAATATTTATGAAGTATTTGCACTTGCTGATGTCCTTGGTTATCAGCTTAGCTGTGCGTCTTGTGCGGTTTCTACTTTTCTTCATCACTCACTCCTCCTTTCTTGTCTTTGGTCCAGCCTGGGTGCAGGAGTTCTGCTTCTGCTCCCGAAAGTACCCCCCGCTTCTCGGTATCTCTCAAAGATTTTGTGGCGATCGCTCTGGATGGTATTGTTGTTGAGTGTCCAAAGATTAGTCTCCTCGACCTTCGCCTTGTCTCTGCGAAATCCTGCCTCATTGCGAAGCTTTCTACAATTACGGAGTTCTTCCTGATATTCATTTTTGGCCTTCTCGAAAGCATTACGGGCACAGCGGTAGCTTTCCCCTGCTTCATCCTCCTTGCGTTCAATACTGTCCAACGAGCTCTCGTAATCTCGGCTTATAACTTGCAACTCTGCCTGATGGCGCTTGCGCTCGTCAGCAGCTCTCACGATGTTCTCCTCCAGCTGAGCATGAAACAGCTCTGTAGTCATTCTGCTCACCATTATGCTACCTCCCCTCCGAAAATGAAACCACCAATCATGACCATCGCCATCACGGCTGCGAAACCAACCATGGTCATCGCTACCTCTCCATAGGTCACGGTCTCCCCGCAGATATAGCTGAAGGTCTCGCTCTTGGTCTTGGCGAGCTTCTTGATTTCACACTTGAGGGCCTTGATGCCCTCCTCAACGCTGATGCCTGCAGGTCTCACCTGCGCATCACTTAATAAAATAGAATTCTGCATATTGCATCGTCTTATAACCATTAACAGCCGATTGTACAAAAGGGTGGCGGCTGCATTCCCCGTTGGTTATAAGACGATGGCTTATCCGGAAGGACAAATCAGATCTTACGGTTCATGCAGCCGCCATGTATTGGGCATATCTATTTTCCCAGTTGGAAAAAATTATTTTCCCAGTTGGAAAAAAGATTTTCCTAGGCATAAAAAAAGCCTGCGGCTAAGAAGCCATAGGCGATAACGGTCGCCTTGCCGGATAGTTTACTATCGTCTTATAACCGTTGGCAAAAGTACGAAGAAAATCTGGAACCGCCAAAAAAAAAGCGAGAAATTTTAGAAGAATCTGCAGGAAATATGTTTTAGAGCATAAAATCGGGGTGATTTGAGGATGAGGAGGAATAAAAAGGAATGAAAAGGAATGATTTTCCGGAATCAATCGGAATCAATCGGAATCAATCGGAAAATGACCAGAAATGACCGGAAACGACCGAAAACGACCGCAGGATCTCCCTTCGGTTCTGCCACTTCGAGGAATGGATTCCTCGGAAATTCCCCGATTTTCCGTGCATTTTCCTCGATTTTCCACGTATTTTCCTCGATTTTCCGTGAAAATTCCGTATATTTGCATCGGTTTAACGAAATAATATATATTAAGGTATGGAAAGAAAAGAGTATATGAACTTGGAGAAGCGCATAAGGCTTCTCCAAATTACGGTTATTTGCCAAGGATTGGCAATATTATTTCTCGCATGTCGTGCGATATTAGGAGAGCTATAGCTCCTATCAGCATGGAGATAATGCCCACAATAAAAGTCCACAAAGCAATTTTGTTGTTCATCTTACTCTCCTGCTCTTTTTTCCTCTCCTTAGACTTTCGCACTTTCTCCGCGAGCGTATCCCCATATTCCAAGTATCCTTCTAAGCTCTCCATTATTATTCTGTCGTAAGTCTGCATATACTTCACACCCTTGTCCAGTATATGCCACATGCCCTCAGACTCCTCGATGTAGCCCTCGTTGGCCAATGGTGGAAGGAGGAACCTCAAGTCAACATCATCAAGCTGGTTGTCAGCCAACGAGCCCCAGAGCTGCGCACGTGACTTGTCACCCTTGATGAGCTCACGGAGAATCAGGCGAGCCTGCCTGCAGGTCTCATTATCTTGTAATAATATCATTTATCAATATCAAATATATGTGAATAATAAGAAGTCCCCGGCACGGCTCTGTGTCGGGGACGTTTTTGGTATTTCTGCGCCACAAGGCTATGGCGACTTTTGTCTTATGGGGAATGATAAGCCCCAGCCTCATTTTTATATTCTGTCTGCAGCTGCACGTATGCGGTTTGAAACCTCGCAGAGTGCGCCACGGAGCATGATTTTTTCTTCTTCGGTGAAGCCTCCCACTCCACCATTGCCATCAATGCCATCGAGCTTGTGATAAAGCCATGATGCCGACTTGCCGAAATATGTATGTGCTATCTCGCGCCACGACACAATCATCTGAATATCCTGGATGCGCTGTTTAACTTCGCTATCCTTGGTCTGTTTAACTGTTGCTACTGCTACTTCCATAATCTTATATTTTTTAATGCCCTCCCCGAAGGGAGGGTCTGTTGTTAATACTTTGTGTAATACTCAGGCGGCTCAATCATCTCATCGAAAAGTTGTTGAGCATACCATAATAACTGCGGGTTGCCCCTAGGAAAAGATTTTTTGTAATTTCTGATAGCTGCTATCAGCTCTTCCTCTTTGTCGCTTACTAAAATTTTCTTCATATCATTATTTCTTTAAGACAATGCAAAGATACTACAAATTTTCGTATTATCCAAATATTTACTACGAAAAAAACGTATTATTAAGTAAGATTTAACATTTTAGCCTTGAAAACTTGCCTATATGTGAATAATAAGAAGTCCCCGGCACGGCTCTGTGTCGGGGACGATGTGTTAAATAAAGATAGCCTAAATAGCAAGGCTAAGCGAGCCGAATTTCTGAGCCATATCCTGCAAGGCACCTCTGAGAGTAACAAGTTCATCAGGAGTAAACTGCGATGCCTTTCCGTTGACTATGTTTCCGTTCATCTTATGTGCCAGCCAAGAGCGAGACTTGCCAAAGTAAGCCTTTGCGATGTAAGCCATGGAAACCATATCTGTAATCTCACCAAACTTCTCTGCCATGGTCAGTTCCTTGACCTTCTGCTCTGTGGTCTTAGCCATGTAGCCAACTGCCACGGCAAAAGCCTTAGGGTCTGACTCCTTGAGTGCATCCATCTGACGGCGAACCTCCGCCTTATCCTCTGCGGTCTTGGCAGCTCTGTTTTGTGCAGCCAAAGCCTTCACCTTATCAATCATCTCTGTATATTCCATAATCTATTTTTTTTAAGTTTAAAGGAATGAGTGCCCCCGAAGGGGCTTTCTCATTTCTTTTTGTTTTTAATTTTGTTTTGCAACTCTGCGATTTCTTTTTCTGCTACCCTCTTGAAGGTATCGGGGAACTCTTGCCAATACTCTAGGTAGAAAAGCAAATCGTCTTCATTTTCCTTGAGTTCCTTAGATTTTCGTCTTGCCATATACTATCTTTATTAACACGATGCAAAGGTACTAAACATTTGTTGAATAACCAAATATTTTCGTGATTATTTTCAACATTTGTGTATTATTTAACATTTCATCCCCCATCAAACACGGTTTTTACCTCTTTTTCTCATCATTCTTGAATGATGTCAAACAATGTTATTACCTCTTTTACCCCGAAATGCAATGTAGGGGTTCGCTCGAAAACGGCTCGTTTCTTGTGGCAATTTCATGGAAATTGGCATAAGTAGCCGTTTTCGAGCGGGCAATCAATGGCAATTGATTGCAAAATTTGGGCATTTTGCACAAATTTTCCACGGTCATTTTTGCCAACTTGTTGAAAATCATGGATTTTTGAAAAGTTGGAGCAAAAAAGGGCGTGCCTTGCCGTAAGGATACCCCCCACCGCCCTACGCTCGGAGGCAATTGCCACGGCTGACTGGAGCGGTATATGTAAGGGATTTTTCATGTGGCAATTGCCCCTATCTCCGACTGCAGCCCCGAATTGCCATCGCTCTCGCTACCTCTATCCCCTACCCTTCATCCGCGGTTATCAGCAAGTTTGCAAGCAAGTGAAAGGGCAACGTGTTTCTATCACGTTGCCCATGGTGTGCCTATAGTCTGCCCTTGTCGTGATAGCTGTAGAATGCTCCATCTGTTACTATCACATGGTCCATAAAGAAAATGCGCATGACTTGACAAGCCTTGGCTATCTGCTGGGTCAGTACATCGTCCGCCTTGCTTGGCTGTGTGTTGCCCGATGGGTGATTGTGCACCAAAGCCATGATTGTTGCACCGCTCAAGACTGCCTCCCTCATGAGGATACGAATATCCACTGAAGTCTCTGTTATCCCTCCCTCGCTCAGTTTCACGCTCTTGATGAGTCTGAAATTTTGGTTCATCAATATGACGTGTGCCTGCTCTACCTTGAGGTCTGCCATCTGCGGAAGCATGTAGTTGTATATGGCTAGACTGCTGCCCATGTCGGGCTTGCTGCCCAACTTCTCCACTGCCCTGCGCTTACCTAGTTCCAAAGCTGCGAGTACTGCCAACGCCTTGCAGTCGCCTATTCCCTGCACTACCTGCATTTCGTCCATGGATAACTTTGCAAGGTTACTGAGATTGTTGTCTGCCATGTTCATCAGTTGCCTAGCCTGGCTTAGGCTTTCGGCTGTTCCTGCCCCTCTGTTGATTACCATGGATAACAATTCAGTGTTACTGAGTGAATCGAATCCGTAATTAGCTGCCTTGAACTCTGGTCGCTCATCTGCTAGTATATCATTGTACTTCTTCATGTTACGCTACTTTATTATAGTTGTTGTTTGATTTCTTGATGATATTAACACCCTGTGGGAAACATCTCTTTGAGTGTGCAACTGCCTCATAAAAGCCGTCTTCCATCTCCTGCAGCACGCCTCTGCTGCTTATCGGGTCGTGGTGAACTGTGCGAGCCAAAAAGATTTCTCTCTCCACATAAGCACCTGCCGCCTCCAACTTTCTTCTGAAGTCCTCGATGGTCTTGCCGCTAGTCAGCAGGTCGTCGAATAGAATGACCTGCTTGCCCTTGAAGTACTCGCCATCAACTGAAACGTGATAAATGTCTTCGTTAACAACATGGCTGCCTCCGTTGTGGGTTGGCTTGCGCTCTCCAAAAATGTGCACGTGCTCATTTGCGGTTGCGATGCCTGCTGCATTGAGGATGGCTGCGAGATAGCCGAATCGCTTGTTATATTTCCATTGTGTGCTGCATGGAGCAAAAACTACAACGAAGTCCTCTAAGATACTGCTATACTGCTTTGTAAGATAGCGAGCTAGCCACTCAGCGCAGATTTGTACCGCCTCCTTATCGCCTGCCTTGAAGTCGTAGACGAAGCGGTTGTTTGCCATCTGCTGTGCCTTGTCAACGCAAAGGTTGATGTAAGCATTAGGAACGTACTCAAAGAAATAATTCTGTCTCATATCGAAAAATTTTATAAAGTTTGAAATTGTATTCTGGTAATGTTTGGGAGTCCAGAGATTTTTTCCCACTCCTGCTGTGGAGTATTTTTTTTAATTGCATTCCGTTCAAAGCCCGGTGTGCCCTTTCGATTTTTCCTATGCTTAAACAAAGCGCTGGCAGAGGCAAACAGGTGTGGGGTTCTGTGTTAACAAAAGGTAAAGGTTTAGTGAAGCGTGAAGAACCTTTGGCTTTTGTTAACCCAGGTTCATGCACAGGTTTGAATCGCCAGAAGCTACCTTTGCATAGGAAATTTCGGATGGGAACACATGACGGGCGGCGGAGAATGCAATAAAAAAAGTACGGAACAGCATCAAACTCACCATCGGAGATACCGCTTTCTCACACACCCAGAAAGAAAAAAAGGCTGCCTACTCTCACGAGCAAGCAGCCAAGGAATCATAGCATAAAAAAAACTTAAAGCAATAAATAAAAAAAAGAACGAAATATTCTATCGTGGGTAATAGTTGCTCATGCCACCCGTGTACAGGACGGTCTGAGGGAACTTGTCAACGCCAATGCAGACGGTATCGAAGGCATCGGAGAAGTCGGTACGGTTCTCCAGCCTGTCCTCGTCTGTCTCTACGAGCTTCTCACCTCGCTTATCCTTGCCGTTGTTGTAACAGCCGGCACTCTCAATTGAGATGATCAGGTCCTCATTATTGTCCTGGTTGATGAGAACCATGTGGCGCGCATGTCCCTTGAACATGCGGTCTATGAGCAACTGTTTCTCAAGATGGTTCATCGGCTTGCCGATGTAGACCTCCGTAACGAGCCAACCATTCCTACGTAGCACCTTGGTGATAATCTGGTAGAACTTATCGCTGTGGGTTGCATAGGAGTTTCCCACGAAGGTAGCATCGTAGTAGAAGATGACTCGTTTGTTCTTGAGATACTTATAGTAGTCGCAGAAGTCCTGAGCGAGCTCAGGCAACTTCCTGGCATACTTCACATAGAATGAGTTGACGATGCGCAGCTTGGTATCAGACCCCACCTGCCCGACTACGAGACAGTTGATGTTGTTGTTAGCATCGGAACCGATGATCAGCGGTAAACCATCCTCCAGATCGCCATCCATACGGCAGTCCGGCTTGTCGTGCTTAGGGTCGAACTTATACTGCAGGTCATTGAGGTACCTGGTGTTCGGTGCCGTATAGAAGTTGCGATCCTCATCAAGCCCGGAGTAGAAACCATCCTGTGCAATGCCTACATGCTGGCACATGATGCTCGTGAGGAAGGTCATCTTTGGCAGGTCTCGCTTCATCTGTCTGATGAAGTCCTCGCCTAAGACAGCCAGGTTCTGAATGCTCGAGCACCTGGAATACACCAGGGCATAGGAGCGGAGGGAGTGCAGAACCTTCTCGTATTTCTGCACCTGCGACATGTAGTAATCGTACCGCTCTGGGTGAGCAGCCAGCTTGTTTCGGATGCTATGCAGATGCACCAGTACCGTCTCGAGAGTAGCAATCAGCTCCTTATCCATCTTCTTCTCCCACGACATGAACCAGGAACCTTTTTTGGTCGCCGATGTATCTGAAGTAATGGTCAGACCATGGTGGAGACAGCAGTCACCGAACAACTGCTTGTTTCCACGGTTTGCAGGGAGCGTTTCATTATTTAGCTGCTCCCAGTCTATGAACTTCGCCTCGTCGATGAACACGTGGTCAAGTGAGAGGGAGTTGGAGGTACCGCTGCGGTCCTGAGAGATGATGTTGAGGTAGCTGCCATTATAAAAGGCTACTGTATTCTCCCAGTTCATGGGCTGGAAGTGCGGTTCCTGCCAGTGCAGCGCCTTCCACGGTTTTTTGCCAACGATGTAGTGGACATCGCGCTTGTAGCCCCACTCCTCGAGGTGGACCAGAGCTGAAGGAAGGATGTTGGTCTGGCATCGCTTGACCGATGGCGCCACCATGCCAAGGCATGAACCTGGCATGTGCTGCACGGCATAGAGGATGCGGCCAGCCTCGACCACACCCTTTCCGGTACCACGGCCCCACTCGCAGACGAGAGTCTTGGGCATGAGCTGCAGGACTCGAGACTGCACGTCGTTGAAGAATAACTCCTTAGGTCTTGCTGCTGTCATCATCTGGCGGAAGTTCTTCGAAGTCAGCATCCTCGATGTCCGGCATCGAGTAGCGCTTCTCCATTTTTTTAATTTTTGCACGAAGATTTGGAATCTTCTGCAAACCGATGACTGTCGGATCATCTGTCATGCGGAACTCAACAGGAACAATCTTGTCGAATGCCAGCTCTGGCTCATCAGGCGTGTCGGTGCGGTTGTTCTTGATGCGGTTTTTCTGCATCACGGCAAGCGCCCGGAAGTCGCCTGCAGCCTTGGCAGCCTTGCGGTCCTCGTCTATCTCCTGGTTGACCTTCCATCGCCAGAACTCCTTAGAGGCGGCGTTGAGATTGCCGAGCATGACTTGGCAGAGATGTATATCATCGTATGCCTGTGTCTCGCTGACGGCAAACATTGCCTTATCCTGGTCAACCATCTCACGGACGGTATATCGAGGGTATCGAAGCCAGAACGCATAGCACCCTCGAAGTCTCTCCACTCTCGCTCTGACGATAGCGGAGAGATGAAGATCTAGAAGTTCATCCTCATTGAGAGGCATGTACTTCATGTAATCATCAACATTAACAGGCAGGCTCATATCATGAGATTTTAGCAATAATCTGCGAGAGTTGTGACATGACAGCCTGATAAGCACCAGGAGAACCTACATTTGCCAATGCAATATTGTTGGTTCTCAACTCATTAGCGGTCTCCGCTAAACCTCTGAGATAGCGTCTGCGATATGGCGACCTAGGTTCCTGCAGCTCCAGTTGCATAGCCATAGACTCATCAGGAGGAAGGTCCATCAGGATGGGAATCTCCTCAACAGGCGTCATGGTCTTGGCAAGATCATAGACAGTCTGCAGATATAAATCACTCTCTTCGAGGAATGGAAATTGTTGTCTTATCATCTAACAGATTATTGAGCATATTATGAATATCGAGATAGACGTCTCTATCGAGAGAGATGAAGGTGCATTCAGCGCGATCACCATACGTCTGGTTCTGCGATGTTATCACGGAGACTAACCACTCAGCGTTACTGACCAACATAATTTTGGAGTGATTGAGCGTAAGCCGAACATCATCAAAAGCCTCTGTCATTAAGCGTTTTAGCTTTAAAGTTTTACTTGAAGCTTTAATGTCAGCCACTAACGTTGAATGGTTAATTAACCCTCGCTTGCGAAGGTTAATGACTCCGCACAAGAAGGCATCGGATGTAGAGAAGGTCGTGACGGCAACATCTGCCGGTCCTGTCTGCTCCAGAATCCAACCTAACAATCCAAGGGTGTGAAGCCCTTGACCCAGGAAGACCTGTGAGCTACTCTGCTGGAGTGGCTTCAGGACTTGCTGTATCTGCTTCGCCCTCATCTGTAACCTCCTCTTCTGCACTCTCTGGCTGCTCCTCGCCATCGGCTGAAGCCTGCTGCTCCATGGTGATACCCGCCTGCTGAAGCTTTGCGATGGTATCAGCGGTGATTTCAGCCTTGGCTGTAATCAAGAGTTGCACACGCTCATTGACCTTTGCTCTCAAGGCGTCAGCCTTGTCGGTGTTGCCTGCCTCCACGAATCCAATGAGTTGGTTAAGGTTCTTGGTGATGTAGGAGCGCGCATTGCCTATCTGCTTGGAGGTGATGTCAGCTACTGGCTGCTTCTCGGCATCACCCGGCTTGGCATGGTCGTAGACGTCCATGGCCTGCTTGTATGCATAGTACTCCTCCTTGAGTGTAAGGAGCATGCGCTTGAAGTCTTCGTCTGCAGCATGCAAGCCCTCGTATCTGTCACATGACATGTCGTAAGCTTTGCAAGCCTCAAAGTGTTCCTTGATTTTCTTCCACAGAGCGCAGTTGTTTTCCCATATAGCCTGGATGTTTTCAGGCAACTGGTCATGGTCTGCTCGTTTGCCCTTGGCTACGATGGCTGAAGGCACGATGGAATCGAGGTTTTCTGACTCCACGACCGGAAGATGAGGTGCTAGCTGCTTTGCAATCTCGTCTGCTTCTGAGGTCTTGTCAACCGCAGTCTGAAGAACTGGCGTGACTGCCTTGTCATAGTTGCGGACATCATCGATGGTCATGCCTTCGATGCGATAGTTGAGATGCTTCTGCAGCTCATATTTGAGCAACTCGAGTTTGCCCTGAGGGTCGAAGTTGATGAGTTGATAGAGGTGGCGGTTGTTATTCATCTGAAGGAGGAGCAGCGCTCCCTCTCGGATATTGGCATCAGTATGCTCGCAGTCAAACCACTTCTTCAACTTTTCTGTGAATTTCGGATCATTCATATAAAAAAGAAAATTAAAATGGCGAGGCGAGCTCATGTAAGCATCGCCCCGCCACTGATAGTAGTTATGTAGGAAAATCGAATCCCTTGTTAATGGCCGTCTGTACCAGCAGCGACCTCCACTGGCTTGCAATCCTTACCAGAGATGGTACCTTCTGCTGTTGTGAGGGTACCGAAATAGAATGGAGGCATGGTCTCGCAGTTGACAGAAATTTCAAGTGTGGTGTTGGTCTCGTCAGAGATACCTGCTCCAGAAGACTGAGAAGGTGTCACGTCGACCTCGAAGGTCTCGTCACCGAACTGGCGAAGCTTTCCGTTGCGCTCAGGAATCATAAAGATACCGTCTTCGTTGAGAAGCAAAGAAGCGAGTGCAGACGCTTCCTCCTCTGTACCAGGGAGGACAGCTGTTGCCTTGAGGTTCATGGTCTTACAGCCATGTTCACCCTGCGCCTCTGGCGAGAAAGAACTCTTGTCTGTGATGAAGGCAATCTTAATCCAGACCTTGTCTGCCTGAATGGTGTGGCTATCCTTGATGACGAGATAGTCCTTGAGTGATGTTGCAGTTTCCTTCTGCGGCTCTGCGAACTTGGTGATGTAACGCCGTGGGATAAAGAAGCCGTAGGCTCTGGTACCAGGCATTCTCTTCTCTCCAGGACACTTCAACACATCCTCATAAAGGTCTGTGGCTGAAGCACATGTTTTCTTTGTTGCCATATATCAATATATAATATTATGTATAACCATAGACAGCTATCCCTTACTCAGAAGGGATAGTGTCGTAACCGAAGAGGATGCGTTCCTTGGAGATCGACTCGAACTGAGTACCGAAGTACATAGTTGCCACGAAGTCAACCAGGAAGTGAGAGTCAAGAGAACTCTCTACACCAAAGTTCGCCTTGTCGCCCTCGGTAGCCAAACCGATGAGCATGTTGCTGCCAGGAGTGATGATCTTGTAGCCCGCAGGAACGTTGTCAAGACCCACAAGGGTGCAGTTGCTGGCACCATCCAACTTGTTGTGGTTAAACTCATTGTTCCAATTGACAGTTCCGTATTTATCACGATAACAGCGGCGGTAGAGCGTAAGTTCATGGCTGTTCATGAACATGCATGTACTGGTGCCCTTCAGTTTTTCATCGGCAGCATCATAGAATGCCTCGACTGCATCGACTGCGTTGACACCAGTCATCGCGGTTGTATTGAAGAGGTTGCCCTTCTCAACAGCAATCGCCTTGGACTTGATCTCAGCATCGGAGATGGTCTTGAAACCATCAGCGAGGTCTGCGGTACCAGAGCCAGCTGGGTTACGCTTCATAGTAAAGAGGTACTTGAAGAGTGCCTCACCTATCTTGCCTGCCAGGAACATGCCAATCAGTTTGGTGATAGGCTGTTTTTTGAGCGCCTCGCCCTGGAATACGTTGGAGCCATAGATAGACTCACGAACCTTATTTGGTTCAAAAGGCTTGACACATGAACCAAGGAATGTCTCCAGGGTACGGCCTGTGATTGTAACGCCATTCTCATCCTTGCGAGTAAGAGAGTATGGCCCGAGCTCCATGTCGCCTGCGAGCTCTCCGACAGTCTCCTTGCCACGAACGCCCACGCGTCGGCTCATGAATTTTGCTGCCTCGTCAAGAGCGCGCACAGGCATCACAATGATGTCCTTGCGGTACTTCGCAAAGCTGGTCTTCAGTTCATCAGGAGTAATTTCAACTGTATTTTCTAAAGCTGCCATTTTAGAATATCTGCTTCAAAGCATTGTAGATTTCACCAGAGTCAACGTTGTCAACCTCCGGTTTGACGTCATCATGGGTAGCAGAACCCGGTGCGCCCTTGAGATCATTGATCTCCTTATCCTTGTCCTGGATATCCTTGTCCTTCTGCTCAACCTTCGCCTTCAGGTCCTTGACCTCCTGGCTGGCTTTGTCGAGCTCAGCGGACTTGTCATCCAAGTCCTTCTGTTTCTGGGCAAGAGCATCCTCGATTTTCTGCATCTCTGCATCGGTGAGAGTAATCTTCTCATCGTTAACCTCAAAATCCTCCTTGCGATTGAGGAGGGTCTGAAGATTGAGGAATTTTTTCTTCATGTTAGAAATTTGTGTATTATTCTTGAACATATCTCTGAGTGAGGCGGCGACCTTCTCGAGAAATGTTTTAGAGGGCTCGTCATCAGCGGTTGCTCCAGGAAGTGGCGGCAAACCAAGGTTGGAGCAGAAAGCATTTGTGAAGCGCTTGGAGAGATTGGTCTGACGCTTCTTGTCTTCGTCATCAAGGTCTCTGATCTCATCTACGAGGCCCAACTCTAAAGCTTGCTCCGGACTCAACCAATTTTCCTTGCCCATCTGCTTCAGCATCTCTTCGCTGGTCTTGCCTGAGCGTTTGGCATAGACGGAAGCGATTACCTTGTCTATGGTGTCGAGGTCATCACGCTGCTTCTGCCACTGCTTGATGAGTTCATCAAGTTTCTGCTTGTTAGCTGACTCCCAGACAGCGACTCCAGTGGAGGCATTGTGAATGAGCATGGTGCTGCCGACTGACATGTCAACATGTTTTGCTCCCATACACAAGACTGTAGCGATGGAAGCTGTCATGCCCAATATGTGGATGTTAACATGACCATGGTCCTTGATAAGTTGATAGATGGTTAAGCCTTCATCAACATAACCACCCGGCGAGGAGACGGCGATATCCACCTCCTCGTCCGGATGAGCGTCAAGGTAGGCCTTGACATCCTTGGAACGTGTACCATAGGTGCCCGACCACCAGTCGTAGCCGGCTCCGATGGTACCGCATATCATCATTCCGTATTTCATGCGCTTATCTTTTTTGATGCAAAGATAATATGGCAATTGCCAACGGAAAAATACGTAAATCAGGCTAATAAAGGTGCTTTTCGGGTGCTACCCCACTGAACTGTGTACTCGAGCATGGCAGAAGTCCCAAGGGAATCAGGGTGGACATCTGACATATTAATAATAGGATATGGCCGCTCCCTGTTGCCAATGAGATAGCGTTTGCCCTCGATGGTGGTGACCAGATAGGCATAGTTGTCCTTCATGTCCAGGTCTTCGCGGCATGTGCGGAAGGTGAGTTTATGGGTGTAGAACCGCTGACCATCCTCTATTTTGTCTGTGATTTCCATTTTGGCAGGCTTCTGACACTTAACAACTGGCCAATTGTAGCTATCTGGTATTTCAAATGTATGGTTGCCTAGAAGTGTATCGAAAGGCAACTCGCTGATAGGAATGCGCTGCACGTTGCAGATATAACTAAGTCTTTTCATAAGCTTAAAAATTTCGTGACTGTTCGCATCTGTTCGCACCTGTTCGGTGTTGAACAAAAACAGGGCTAGAGTAGATGAGATTTTTTCATGAAAAATCGTCTTTTTTGCATCTTTTAAGATTAAAAAGATTGATGCCCTTCTCCTGATAGGCCTTGCGCATGCGATACCACTTCATGCGGATGGTCTCTGCATACTCAATATCAATACCCTGCTGCTCACACCAGGACCTGAATGCAGACATCTTCTTGCACGACATGTCATTGAGGTCTCCAAGGTCACTCCACATGTTGATGCGGAAGAGGTCGTTGATGCTCTCGGTGAGCGCCTGCTTTGCATGACCGTTAAGGAAGTTGTAAGTCTCTGGGCTTTTAGACTTGGAGTAAGGTATGCAGATGGCAACATCTCGCTCTCCAGGTTGCTCAGGCAGATTATTGATCGGGCGCTTAGATAGGAACCGGCGCAGAACAGCATTCTCGTTGCTGGAGGACGGAAATTCCACGGGATCGCCGAAACTATGGGTGAGCCACTGCTTTAGATATGGCTCTACCTGTACATAAACTACGAATTTACTCATATTTCTGTAATTAAAAACACCGCAAAGTTAGGAAAAATAATCGAGATATTCCTACGTTTATAGGAAAAACTATCTGTATTGCGCTAAAAATCCTTGTTTTAAGGGAAAAATTGCAATTAAAAATCAAGGAACCCATTTTTGGGCAATTCATTTGTGGCAATTGTGGCAAAAATGTTAAGTGCTTGATTATTAATATTATAAGTCTTTTCTTATTGACACAAATATATAATAGAATTGCCACATTGCCACAACCTTTGCCACACTTCTCTTCTCGTTGCCACAAATTGCCACATAATTGCCACAAATACATACCCTCTTAACTCTCTGATAATCAGTGTTGCACTAATTGCCACAAATGCCACATTGTTTTTAAGTCGCGTGTGAGTTGTCGGAAAAATCACGGAACACCAACAAAAAAGCCCCCAGAGGAATCTCTTCCCCTGGAGGCTATCGATATGATCTAAACAAAAAACTTATTTCCACTATAGTGGCGAAGGTTCCAGACCTAGAGCCTTCTGCTCAGCATCTGTCATGACATAGGTATCCTTGGTCTGTTTCTGCTCACCATCTACCTCTGTGTCAAGATCGATGCCATATCTGTTTGACACCATGGTATAGTCAAAACAGAGAGGCCTGTCTTTATAATACAACTTCTGACGGCCAGTGATAGTACCATTTGCATCTTTCTTCTCTACTGTCTCCGGCAAACCGCTCGGAGTGAACTTGATAAATCGCTCCGGGTTTCTGGTAGAACCATAGAAGTCAGCACCTATCTGAAGGTAATGCAACAGCGACTCCTTTGGAAGGAGGTTTTCATCCATCTGCCTTCCCAGTTTGCGGTAAACCGCCATGGTAATGTCCTTGCGAATCATCAGGATGCTCTTTGGCATCGCCCAGTTGTCTATCTTGAGTTTGTTGGTAGCCAGAGTTCCGCAGGTCTTAATCTTGAAGTCCTGGTCTTTCTTCAGCTCGCCCATCTGTACTGCAGCATTGATGATATTCCAGAAGCCAGCGACCTCGTCGGTGGTGTTGCACATGCTGTTCTGCGTCTTGACTCCCTTTATAACAACTCCCAAAAGGTCACTATAGCTGAAAGGAAAGTCGATGTAATCTCTGATTGCGAGATAGGCTGCCAACGGCACCTTCCAGTTTGTCATGATACGGTCCAGGATACTCTCACCCTCCAACCGCTCCTCCAAATCATCACTTGCTTGCTTCCATGCATTACCGAAGCAGCCCTGGAACTGGTCACGATGCTTCAGTAGCTGAAGGGTGATGTGAGTAGCACCAATCTGGCGCATACGCTCCAGCTCCTCGAAGTTCTGCTTCTCCTCACGTGTATGCTCACCCTTGTCGAAGGTGAGATAGATGAGTCGGCTGAAGAGGGCGATATCTGCAGTAGGCATCTCCTGTCCAGTGAGGATGATGCCAGAGTCTACCTTGGCCTGCACGAGCTTCTTATCCTTGTCCATGTTCATCTTGGTTCGACCGATACCATTCCACAAGTCCTTGAGCCACTCCACCTTATTCTGTGTAATGGAGTTTTTGTACTCATCGATGTGCACCAGGGCGTCGCTAACTCCTCCTACATAGTCGGAGAGTGCTGGCATTGATGCGTTGGTGATAGACAACGGCTCATACTTAGTTTCATATTTATAGAAAAAATTCATCAGCGTTGCAGCGAATTCTGTCTTACCGCATCCCTTCGGGCCAAAGGCATTGAGGAGCGGAAAGGAGCGACTCTTGCTGATGACGATGTCCCGGAATAGTGTGGCGACATAGAAGCACAGCCCCACTTTGGCGTTATCGCCAAAGACCTGTACGACCTTGGCGAAGAAATCTGACTGACTAGTTGGATTGTCGACCATTTTCTCATGCCGGAACTTTTTTTCGCTAGCATATAACTCCCGACTATCTTTATTGAGTTTACTCATGGCCGGAAGATAGTACTTGCCAGCCTGCAATCTGAGTATGCCCATATCATCTATTGGAATCCAGGTACCATCTTCGCTCGCTCCGTTACAGAATGCATAGAATCCTTCACGCTGCCAACCTAGCTGCTTGATAGGGTCTGCTGTCTCGGTCACTCTACCGAGATAGCCTAGAAGCTTGATAAGCTGCTCATCTCTGGCCATCCAGATATAATCTCCTATACCAAATAGTCGCTTGCGAAGCGAACTGCTCGATGTGATCTCATCCATATTGAGTTCGATGAGTCTTGATGGTTCCTCGCTGTTATTTTTTATCTCGAAAAGTCTGACAGGGTTGAAGTCATCACGAATATGGAAGAGAGGCTTCATTTTGAAGTTTGACCACTGGATTTCATCACCCTCCTTGTTTGTACCCCAGTAGCAGTTATCATGTTCGGTGAATCCGAATTCACGGAGCATCTTGATGTCTCCCTTTCGCTCACGCTCCTGCTTCTCGCTCAGTTCGGCCTCCTTTGCTCTCTTGAGTGTATCCTTCCACTCTCGAGAGTGTTTGTAGGTAGAGATAAGACTAGTCAGATAGCTGCTTCTTAGGTCTTCATCCTTGATTAACATGAGCAGTCCACAGATATCTGCAATTGCTTGCAATCTATCCTCGGTCGTAAACTCCTCGATATCTTCTGCTGTTGGCCAGTATCTGCGGCGACAGTACCAGAAAACGAACTCCTCCTCACGCATCTGTGAGAAGTGTCCCTTGTCAGTTATCCACGAGTCCGGGTCCTCCTTCTTCGGAGCCGGATAATCAATCGGTATCTCCCGGACATTGACAGTAAATCCGACCTGTAAAGCAGATCGACCATTGGCAAACACATTAGCTGTCCCTGCAGGAAATTCATTACCTGGTTTAAGTTCGTCAGCATCGGGGATGAAAGTCACCCTCTTGCTGATGCGGTAGAGTTGCTTCAGCTGGTTCTCGGTCCATGAACCGCCCAGTGATGCCACTGTATTGAGAATGCCGATAGACTGAAGCTTGAGCACGTCTGGAGCACCCTCGACGAGATAGAATTTATCCCGCAACCGAGCCTCCTTCTGTGCGAAGTTGATGCCAAAAACCGAAGTGTCCTTGTGATAGACGAGACTGTTCTTCAGGTTGAGGTACTTGCAGATATCCTTATTGTCGGACATGGTTCTGGCCGTGAAGCCTATGACTCTGCTCATCTTGTCATAGATAGGTATAGTGTAGCGGTCTCGGAGCATGGCGAACTGGCCGCGCTCACCATTACCTATGAGGCCAACTTGCTCCAGGATATCTAAGTCCAAGCCTTTTTGCTTTGCCCATGCAATGAAGCCTTCTACTGGTGCATAGCCGATGCCGAAAGTGCCGATAGCATCCTTGCCCCATCGTTTGCAAACTGCTTCCCGTGCTTTGTTAGCAGCGGGATTTACCTTCTGCATACACTCTGTGAAGTAGCCCTGCGCATAGTTGAGTGCTATGCGCAGGGACTCCTGCTCTTTTTGTTTCTCCTCTTCCTCCTTGCTTGGTCGCCACTCGTCCTCTATCTCCTCATTGAGATATTTCTTGGCGAGTTCCTTGCAGGCAATTGGGAATTCGAGACCATTCTTCAGTTTGCGGTAGAAGCTGATGACGTTGCCGCCGGAGCGGCATGAGCCAAAGCACCGCCAGCAGTTTGTGCCTGTATCCACATAGAATGATGCAGTATTCTCATTGTGGAACGGACAGCAAGCCCAATGACGGTTGCCTTTCTTCGCTGAGAATTTAATGCCTTCATCCTCGGCTACATCCAGAATGGAGACATCACTTATAATGCGATCTACTATCTCTTGTTTAATCATATCTTTATTTTTAGTGCTGCAAAGTTAACTTAGAACTTCTGAAAAAGAAAGTACTAAGATAACCTGCGCATGAACTTATCAATGTCTTCATTGACAAAGTAGCGAATCTGACGCTTATAGGCGTAGTCTCGCTCCATCATCAACTGCTGTAGGATGCCCTTATATTTGCCCCCCCGCTTGTCGAATGCCGCTCTAATCTCGCGGTCACTCCAAAACTTAATTCTATTCCTCATAACTTCGGCTTATAAAATGAACACTTGGATTTGGCCATAGAACATACCTCTCATATCCGTCACATTCGCTGTACAGCTTGCGGTGTGAACACCCCCAGTACTTGCAGGTTCTGCCACTGCTGCGGGCACATGTATTGTGACACTCTACGAATGTCTTGGCTTGTTTCTTCTTCTTTTTCATATTTCTATATCAAACCATGGTAATCTGACTGATTTGGATATTGGATCCAATTTTGATACCTGCAGACATTGCCCATTGTCTAACCACCAATACTCCATGACTTCATTAATACACATGTATGCTAAAATGCCATAATCATTCTGCACATAAAAATCTTTATTCTCTAATGTTGCGAATCTAGAGATTAATAATATAATTTTGGCTTTTATATCTTTACTGCTCATAGAATATGCATAAAACAATAAATTTATACTCCACATAAATTCTAAAGCAACTGCACCAGGAGCCAT